GGCTTACGCCTGGTGGCGGGAAGCTGAAGAATTCCTATCTCAGCACGGCACCATCTTCAAAACGCCCAGCGGCTATGTACAGCAGGTGCCGCAGGTCAGCATCGCCATGCAGAACCTGAAAATCATGCAGTCCTTCTGCTCGGAGTTTGGTCTGACGCCTGCCAGCCGGGCACGGCTCTACGCCAACAGCGGCGACAGCGCGGCCAGCGACGACCCGATGGAATCCGTCCTGAAGGGAGGCTGGCAGGATGTTCAATGAAGCGAAAGCCCGCCGGGTCACGCAGTTCATTGAGTGCCTGAAGCATACCAAGGGAGAATTTCACGGGGAGCCGTTCAAGCTGCTGCCCTGGCAGGAGAAGATCATCCGGGATGTGTTCGGCACCGTCCGGGACGATGATCCGTCCATGCGGCAGTACAACACAGCCTACATTGAGATCCCGAAGAAGAACGGAAAGAGTGAGCTCGGCGCTGCCATTGCCCTGAACATGCTCTGCAATGATGATGAGTGGCGGGCAGAAGTTTACTCCTGCGCCAGTGACCGTCAGCAGGCGGCTATTGTGTTTGATGTGGCCGTGGACATGGTGAAGCAGTCCCCGGCACTCAGCAAGCGGATCAAGATCATCCCCAGCACCAAGCGCATGGTGTACCAGCCGACCGGAAGCATCTATCAGGTGCTGTCCTCGGAGGTAGCCACAAAGCATGGCCTGAACGTCAGCGCCTGCATTTTCGACGAATTGCACACCCAGCCCACCCGAGCTCTGTATGATGTCATGACCCAGGGCAGCGGTGATGCCCGGAAGCAGCCGCTTTGGTTTTTGCTGACGACGGCGGGCACCGACCGGAACAGCATCTGCTGGGAGGTTCATCAAAAGGCCCTGGATATCATCGAAGGCAGGAAGGATGATCCTCGCTTCTACCCTGTGCTTTACGGTCTGCCGGATGACGCCGACTGGACGGATGAGAAGAACTGGTACAAGGCCAATCCATCCCTCGATCAGACGATCTCCATCGACAAGGTGCGGGACGCTTTCCGAAAAGCTCAGGAAACACCCGCCGACGAGAACATGTTCCGTCAGCTGCGCCTGAATCAATGGGTCAAGCAGAGTATCCGCTGGATGCCCATGGACAAATGGGATGAGTGCGGCGGCGCTGTCAACGAGTATGAACTGGAAGGCCGCGCCTGCTATGCAGGGCTTGACCTATCCAGCACCAGCGACCTGACAGCCATGGTGCTGGTGTTCCCGCCAAGGGATGACGAAGAGCAGTACATCGTGCTTCCGTACTTCTGGCTCCCCGAGGACACCATGCAGCTGCGCGTCCGGCGCGATCATGTGATGTACGACAAATGGGAGCGGCAGGGCTTTATCCATACGACCGAGGGCAACGTGGTTCATTACGGCTTCATCGAGCAGTTCATCACAAAGCTGGGAGAACGGTTCAACATCCGGGAAATTGCCTATGACCGATGGAACGCCACCATGATGGTGCAGACCCTGGAGGACGACGGCTTCAACATGGTGCCTTTCGGACAGGGTTTCCGTGACATGAGTCCGCCGACCAAGGAACTGATGCGCATCGTGCTGGAGCGGAAGCTGAATCATGGCGGGCACCCGGTGCTCCGATGGAACATGGACAATGCCTTCGTGCGCACCGATCCTGCTGGGAACCTGAAAATCGACAAAGAAAAATCCACGGAGAAAGTGGACGGCGCGGTCGCGCTGGTCATGGCGCTGGACAGGGCCATGAAGAACCAGGGCGGCGAATCCGTCTACGATACCCGTGGACTTTTGATTATCTGACGGAGGTGCAAAATGCCCCAAAAACCAAGAAGACCCTGCCGCTATCCCGGATGCCCGGGTTTTTGCGAGCAGGGTCAGGTGTTCTGTAAGGATCATATGGAATGGAGCAGCGACAGGCTGCGCGGCGGCGCGGATGCACGTGGATATGATTCCCGTTGGCGAAAAGCCAGAAAGCTTTTCCTCCAGCAGCATCCTTTATGTGTTTTCTGCCAAGCCGAAGGAAAGATTGTCGCTGCAACCGTAGTGGATCACATCATCCCACACCGAGGCGACCAGCGGTTGTTCTGGGATCAGAGTAACTGGGAACCGCTCTGCAAGGGATGCCATGACAAGAAAACAGGAAGCGGGTATTAAGATTATGCTTTATGGGAATTATTATCACCACCACCAAAGTGCTTTGCGCCAGCGATGGTAACAATAACCATGAGTGCATATGGCCCGGCTTTTCGAATGCCATGGCCTACCTTCGACACTGCCTTATAGGCAAATTCCTTAACCTTCGTTTTCATGCTCTTCTCTTTCTGCTCTGACATTTTCTACTGCCTCCAATAATTGTTCACCGGTGAGTTCAATCTTGATGACGTCTGATTGTTCGAAGAAAAGTTTGTGGGCTTCTTTCTGAACAAGCCCCAGATACCTTTGAGGATTGTTGTACCAACGTTCTCCCTCAACGCCAACCATTACTTCGCTATGAACCAAATTGCTGAGATACTGATCATTTTCCAGTTCACTATCAGGAGTAAATACTGTTTCGTAAACCTGTTCTTCTCCGATCAGCGCATACGCATACGCAAGCAGTTGAGAGGCGGCCAAATAATACCCGAATAGCTCCTGCATCTTCTCATATCCAGAAACAACATTGTCTCTGTAGCCCTCTTTCCAAAATGTCCTAAACATGCGTTTGAAAGCAGAAGCAGGAACTTCTGGCATATTCTTCATCTCTCCTATCAAACGCTCTGTTATTTTACCACGCGTTTCGTTGAGATGAACAATTGCACCCTTTATCAGATCACGTTGGGTTTCAAGATCCTTCACGTTCTGTACTTGTGACAGAAGATCCCGCATTCCACGTAGTTCACCGAGCAAGCTTTCATCATACGTTTGCTTCATCTCAATGAGTCGTGCACGAACTTCATCAAGTACCGCCGCCATCTGGGCTAATTGCTGCTGCATTGCTATAGTGGCAAGATCATGCGGAATATTGCTGTGAACGATATCCGCATCCTTAATGATCATATGGCTGCGGGTACCAAAGTTGTTTGGCCCGACGAGTTCACTGACCTGCTCACCGGTTTCCTTGAGGGTCATAAACTTTACTTTTCCCTCCTTGAAGTCCGGTTGTATCTTCTTTGGGATCTCAGCGAGATAGACTTTTTCACGCTGCAGATGACGAATAAAATCTGCTCCAAGGTCGGCTTGTTGAAAAACGGTTATTAGTGCTTTGGAGATATTCTCGTTGTTGATATTGGATAACCCTCTGACTATCTTATCGCGTGCAGCTGCAGGTAGACTACGGTCATTCGCGCTACCTGACTTGATGATTTCATTTCCAGCCATTCGATCACTTCCTCCTTTCTAATATCACTCACTCTGAAGCGTCTCTATATTGATTTCTTCATGCTCATAGGCACCCAAGGGGTACTCTGAGATGTATCCGGTTATTCGGAACGGCTTACCGCATTCGCCACACTCATAGACGTCGCAGTCAAATTCATGCAGAATATCAGGACCCATTGGACGTTCGGTAGAAGTGGCGGATAATTCATAATCTTTCAGATCAATCATGTTGCTGTGCCCACAATAGGGACAATCAATGACACGCTTCATATTGATGCCGCCGAGATCCATCATATCCATGTCTTCCAGCTCACGCTTGCGGTTCAACTCATTTAGCTGAACGATGGTGTAATACTCCTCCAGGGCTTTCCTGAAGATCTGAGATTTCGGTTTCCCGGTTGTCTGGCTACAGTAAGTCAGCATCTTTTCTTCCTCATCGTTGAGACGGACACGGTACTGATTATCGCGTTTGTCTTCAACACTGGGTCTTCCTCTTCCTGCCATACTGCCCTCCTTTTAACGGATATCCATTTAATCCGTCGAGTACAGTATACGCGCTTTATGAATAGATGTCAAGGAAATTTTGGATACACTTTTAATCAGGAGGTTAGAATCCAATGAAAAATCCTTTCACCGCTCTGTTCCGTGCGCGAGACAAGCCTCGGGACAGCGTCAGCGCCGCGCCGACTTTTTACTTCGGTACCAGCGGAGCCGGAAAGCCCGTCAACGCTACCACAGCGATCCAGCTTTCCACGGTCTATGCCTGTGTCCGGGTGATCTCGGAAACCGTCGCCAGTTTGCCACTGGGGGTATATGAAGCGAAGGATGATGGCAACCGCAAAGCTACGGAGCATCCTTTGTATTACCTGCTTCATGACGAACCGAACAGTGAAATGACATCCTTCGTGCTGCGGGAGGTCATGCTGGCGCACCTGCTTCTGTGGGGCAACAGCTACTGCCAGATCATTCGCACAGGCAGGAATAAAATCACCGCTCTCTATCCTCTGCTGCCGGACAAAATGACAGTGGATCGGGATAAGAACGGTATACTCACTTATACCTACATGGCCAACAGCGGCGAAAGCGTGATTCTGGCTCCCGAAGATGTGCTTCACATTCCCGGCCTGGGCTTTGACGGCATCATGGGTTACAGTCCCATTGCTCTGGAGAAGAACGCTATCGGACTGGGAATTGCTTCCGAGGAATACGGCAGCAAGTTTTTTTCCAACGGTGCCCGTCCTTCCGGTATTCTGACCCACCCGAACACCGTGAAAAACCCGAAGGCTCTGCGGGAAAGCTGGAACAGCGCCTATGGCGGATCATCCAACGCGAACCGGGTGGCCATCCTGGAAGAAGGCATGAAGTTTGAACCCATGGCGGTGCCCAACAATGAAGCGCAGTTCCTGGAAACCCGAAAGTTCCAGGTAGACGAAATCTGCCGCATCTTCCGGGTGCCGCCTCACCTGGTTGGCGATCTGGAGCATGCCACGTTTTCCAATATCGAGCATATGAGCATCGATTTTGCCGTCCACACCATCCGCCCCTGGCTCGTCCGCATTGAACAAGCCATGAACCGCGCCCTTTTTACCGATCAGGAGAAGGGGCGTTTTTATGTGCAG